TCATCCTCTAAGATTCCAGCCACTCTCTCGTGCTCTGCATCTGCTGTGTTTAAAGTTGTGGTTAACAATCCAATGACTGCCACTAATCCAGCTATTGCTGTTATGATAATACCGATAGGATTTGCTTCCATTGCGGCATTCCATAAAATCTGAGCCTTAGTCGCAAGCGTTACTGCTCCTGTTACACCCTCTAATCCAGCCTTATAAGCCGATATAATTGTTGATATTTTCATAGCAACAGATAAAGCTGTAAAAGCGAAGACTGCGCCCATTACGATAGGAGCGATTTTGTCAAAATTGTTTATGATAAAAGTTACAAAAGTTTTAACTGCGTTTCCGATTGTCTTGATTATAGGTAATATTGTATCTGCAACCTTTGGAGCAAATTCCTTAAGCAATGCAATAATTGCTTTCCCAAGTCCGGAAACAATCTGCTTGATTCTTGGCACCGCATTTTTTGCCCACTGAACAACATTGTCGGTAAATGATTTGATAGATTTATCAAGGTCCGCATTCTCATCAGCAATTGCCACCATTAAATTTTGCCATGATGCCTTAACTGATTTAGAGCTACCCTCAATTGTTGTGGCTGCCTCTTTTGATGTCGTGCCGGTGATTCCAATTTCTGTCTGAGTTTTATGTATTGCCTCAATGATTTTATCAAAAGGCACATCTTTCACAGTTTCGGCTGTGACTTCCGTTTCAGTTCCGAGAACCTTGGTATCATTAACAAGCCTTGCCATCTCAGAGGCAGTGCCACCATAACCAAGCTTAAGGTTATCCAACATCGTGTAATTATCCTTAGCAAAGCCTTGATATGCATTCTGAATCATTGAGATGTCAGTTCCCATCTTATTGGCATTGTCGGACATGTCAATGATTGCTAAATTGGCATACTCAACAGCCTTTTCAGTGTCACCCTGCAGGCCTTGCAGGAGAGTTGCGCTAAAGGATGTTGCCTGCTCCATATATTCGTTAGCCGACAAGCCTGCTGTCTTATAAGCCTGTGATGCATATTCTTGGAGCTTGTCAGAAGATTTTCCATACAAAGTCTCCACACCGCCAACTAACTGCTCATAAGATGCATAAGCAGTATATGACTGCTTTGCTATATCCACAATCGAAGATCCTAATTTTTTAAGTCCGGAAACCGCAGCCATGATTGCTGTTGATGTTAAATTTGCAACAACATTTTTAAAGACTGTGTAACCTTGCGAGCCTTTTTCGGCTTGCTTGCCGCTGTCCTCTGCCTCTTTGCCGAGGTTGTCTAACTCTTTGGCTGTCTTATTAATATCCGCTTGAGCGTTATTCATAGCAACTCGCATGTTAGACATACTCTTTGCGTTTGCCTCTTGATTGGTTGTTGACTTCTGGACCTCTTTTGCGAGTTCCTGCACTCTTTGAGCTTGTGTCTGATATTCTTTTGAATTTTTACCAAGAGTCTTTTCAATAGCCTCAAGTTTTTCCTTTTCGGAATTATAGGACCTAACAAGTGCCTCATGTTTGCTTGTCTGCTCTGTATACTTGGCACTCATGGAGTCGTACTGTGATTTTAAAGTATTAAGTTTGTTTGTCTGTTCCTGCAGCTTTTGATTGAGAACATTTTCTTTTGCCGCCAATGCCTCCACAGATTTATCATTGGAATCATATGCACTGGTGACAACTTTCATCTGAGAAGAGACCTCTTTCAAATTTTGAGTTATCTGTTGCAGTGCTTTCCTGTATTCGGACTCACCTGTGAGCTTGACCGCACCACCAAATCCTGCCATGTATACCTCCTTATTTTCTTTCGTTAATTTTGAAAATTAAAACCACTCCTCAGCCTCTTGAGCTTTGATATATGCCTCTTTATAAGTCATTCCTGCCTTACGCATGCGCATTTCATTGTCCCAATTGTCCTTGTAGTGTTTATATAGTTTTTCAAACAGTGTTAATGTAAGTCTGCCTGTTTCTTTTAACGACAAATTTAATTTTGTCGTTCCAATAAAATAGAACCAAGAGAAGTCAATTACAGGCTCCGGCTCATCTTGGATTATTCGTTTTTTTCTGCACTCTGTGTTGATTCTATAACTGTGTCGTTCATCACTTCTGTCATGTTCATGAGTCCGAGTTCAGTGATCATGCGCCCAACAGATTTAAGAGTTACAAAAGGTCTGTTTGTTCCATTTTTTTCATTTTGGATGTCAATATATTCATTTATCATTGCACATAATCCAAATTTTACAGCCTTGGCATCCGGTTCACCTGCTTTGCCATCCGACAAATCACCCCAGTCCATGACTGAGCCATATTCCTTTTGAATGTCCTCCATAACATTAAGGTTGAATACAAGGCCGTAAGTCTCTCCATTATATTGGATTTCTTTCATTATATCTTTCATTTCATTTCCTCCAATAGTAAATAAGGAGCGGAAATTATCCGCTCCTTTAATTCTTTTTTAAGTTGTCAAATTAGTCTGCAGCATAGATTGCATAAAGTGTTACATTACCATTAACAACATATGTATCGCCACCTGCAAAGTCCGGAATCACTGCGGATGATGTTGTGTCCCAACCAATGAAATGTTCATCTGTTGGTGGAGTAATTCCAGAACCATCATTCAAAACAATCGTCTGGCCCTCATAAGCCGATGCAGCTGTAACAGTTCCTGTGCCGCCATTTACATTGTATGTAACAGTTTTTGCAGTTGAGCCTGCAGCCATTAAGCTTTCAAGATAGGTGATTGCCTCTGCCTGTGTATCAAATGTTTTAGCTTTTGACCAGTCACCATTTGCAAGTGTAGCCACAACACCCTCAAGTGTTGATGTGCCAAATTCAAGAGATTCACCTTTGGTGTTATCTTCCTGTGATGGTTCAGAGAATTTTACTTTGTGTAAAAATTCCACTTTATATTTGTGAACACCGCCCACAAGTTTTACTACAACACGACCAAGTCCAACATAAGGAGCAACATCGCTTGCGTTTCTAACCATAACACCCTCAGAAACTGTATGACCGAGCAATTCTGCCATTGTTTCCATATCTTCGTCATCAATTCCCATTGAAACTGTGCCGCTCTGGAATGATGTGTCGCTTTCTGCAAGCACATCATCAGCATAAAGTGATGCTGAGTTGTTTGTAATTGAAACCGAGCAAGAAACGGCTTTTGCAGGTTTCTTAGCTCCGTTATACGATGGTGTTCCATCAGCTGCCTCGGTAAGTAATGAATATCTAAAGTTATTCAATCCGATTTTTGCCATTTTTTTAATCCTCCTTTAAATATGCAAAACATAAGGTTTTGTGATAATAGCCTGTTTCATCCTCGAACATGTCCGGAGACGATCTTGACGGCTGCCACACAAAGCCATTATTTTTTAAAAGTTCCTTAACACTCTCTATAATCGGGAAATAATTGCCTTTTGAGTAAATATCAAAATCATAATATGCTACATAACCAACCAAATCATCATCTGCTGACATTGAATTGTCGCAATCAAGCTCCATATATGTAACATATGGCTCACCATGTCCTTTGTAACGCATAAAGCACACCGGAATAACTTGTCCGTCAACACTAAATTGTTCGAAAAGGGTATTTATTAATTCATTTAGGTTAATCATCGAGTAGACCTCCGCTTGCTTTCTTTTGCGCCTCCAACATTGCCTTTTCAATCTGTTTTACATTGAAAGACTTTCTAAGAAATGGTCTTTTAACAAATTTGCTTGAGCCGTACTCAAACACATTTGCGACCAATTCTGATGGAGTTTTGACATCATTGTGATTTTGAAAATAGCCATAAAATGCAACTTTGGTGTTAATGCCATCATCTGATGGAGTCTTGTAAGTTTTTGTAATTCGCAAGCACTTCATAATCTTGGAATTTTTAAAGGATGCCGGCACATTCGCTTTAATGTTGTTATAAACAACCTGTGCGCCTGCCTCGGTCATCTCTCCAAAGATTTTTTCAGACTCATCAAATATTTTTTTGATGTCTTTTATTATCTGGTCCGGTAATTCTAATTGAAATTGAGCCATTAATGAGTCACCTCTCTTGCTTGTATTTCAAGCTCGACATTAGCCTCGTTCACATTATTGAGATACATTATCTCGTAGGTTTTGCCCCTAAATTCAATCAGCATGTCTCTGTTAATTGTTGTTTTCGGGAACCTTATCGTGAAATTGGTTAATGCCTTTTCAAAATCACTGTTGTTTTTTATGATCGTCATTCCCTTGGTGGTTTTGATTGCAGCATAAGGAGTCAAGACCACAGTTTTTTCTGTGTTCTGAAATCCCATGTTGTCGGTGATTATAGTGGTTTGGTATATAGTTATTTTATGATTGTATTTTCCTGCGTTATTCATTGTCTGCCTCCGGCAATAAGTTAACTGAGTGCATGCCTAATATAGAGTCAATCACATGGTTTAAGTTGGATTTTTCAACATATAAAGTCCTGTTATCCCACATGTCTTGGCATAGTACAAACACAACAATTACAAAATCTTGATAATTGTCTAAGTCCTCAGTCTTTTGGCCTGTATAGCTTGAAATGAATTTCTTTGCAATTCCAATCAAATTATTAAGAGTGTTTTCATCCGAGGTAGTGACCTCATCAAGCCTTAAATATTCTGCAACATCTGTGGCTGTGATTTCACTAACCTTTTCTATTGTATTCATCTAATCCCTCCTTTTAGGGATTTACTGAAAGCTGTGATGCACTTGTCACACTGATGTCAGCTAATGCATACTGTGATACATCAACCACGCCATTTTCTGTGATTGTAATAGTGCCTGTTGGCTCAACCAATGTGTAAGCCTCAGCAAGTCCATCAGCAATTAACTGATTTCCGAGCGTTTCAGTAACATTAGCAACCTGTCCGCAAGCAATGGATGTAAGTTCTCCTGTGCTTGCATCTCTGACTGTAAAAGGTATTAATGCCTTAATCTTCATTGACTTTCTCCTTTCTCTTTGTTGTTTTCTTTGGAGTTGTTGTCTTTTTAGGTTTTTCCTCTTTCGGCTTTTCAGCCTTTGGCTTTTCATCAGCTACCAAAGGAATAATATAACCAGCATTTAACAAATCCTTGGCAAGTGGCTCGTCAGCTATTTCAGCCACTTGACCACTTGCCATTGAAATTGAACCAGAGAAAGAAACTAATGCTTTATACTGCATAGTCTCCAAGCCTCCTTTATTTTTTAAGCACTTGCCATCACAAGTTTAGCCATCATCTGCTGATTTTCAACTTTTGAGTCAAATTCAAACCAGCCAACAACACCATCTGCATGTTCATCTGCAAATTTTTCTCTGAGAATCTGAATGTTGATTTCTTCGTTGAATTTTGTAGCAAGGCCTTTGAAATCGCCATAATAAATAGCTGTGTTACCTGCAGCGATTTCCGGCATGTTGTCTGATACATATACCGGTTTGCCAAGAAGAGTTGTTCCGAATGGTGATGAAATATCATCCTGCAATAAATATCTGCCCATGTTGTCTTTTAAGAGACGAAGAGCAGTTCTTGTCTTTGTTGACATGATGAAAAATGCATCTCTCTGGAACACATCCTTAACTGCATCATGAAGTTTGATAACTTCATCAGCTGTGATTGCATTCTGAGCTGCTGCAGTAACTGCGTTTGTAAGAGTTGAAAGTCCGAGGACTTTTGCAGGTGTGCCTGCGCCTACATTTGCAGGTGTTCCAATCAAAAGTTCTCTTTCAATAAATCTTGCAATTGCAAGTGTCATCAAGTTGATAACATGATCAACAATATTAAACTGTGAATTGTTGATTAATGAGCGAGAAACTTTAGCAATTGCTCCTGCAAGGAATCCTGTAAGAGTTACATTTGATGTAAATTTACCAACATGAGATGTAAGTGCGGAAAATTCCTCTGCATAAGCAACAGTGATGTGATCGTTAGGTGATGCATCATCATAGTATGGGATTGTTAATGTTCCCTTAACATTGTACTGGCTTGATCTCTCAAGGATAGGACAAATGTCATATACCTTTTTGATGATTTTGTCTGCGATTGTCTGTGGAATAACTGCACCATTGTCACCTTTTGTGAGGTTTGTTGCTGCATCCCTGTCGTTAATAGTGTTGCGGATGTATTCCTCGAACATTTTTCTTTCATTAAGTTCACGCTGCTCCAATGCTCTCTTTTCATCACAAGCATTCTGATTCATTTCTTTGCCCTCCTCTGTTGGTACATTGTCATTTTTTGCTTTTGCCTCGTCCTCTAAGAGTTCTCTCATTTCATCCTCAAGGCCGAGAGCCTCTTTGATTTTCTTTACATCATCACGGATTTCAGCAAGTTCCTGTGCCTCGTCATCTGTAAGTTCTCTTGTCTCTGCAAGCTTGACAAGCTCTTCTGCTCTGACGATTTTTTCATTCTTTTTTTCTTCAAGTAATTTTGACATGTTTCGTTTTCCTCCTTAATTTTTCATGTCCTCGACAAGTTTTTTAAACTCATCAAGCCTTTTATCTGGTTCAGCCTCCGGCTGATTAGATAACTCTCTTGTGCTTTCATCGTTTGATTTATCTGTGTTTTCAATCACTCGGAGATTTATTTCATCCGAGAAAGTTT